CAAGCTCGAGGAAGCCAACCGCCGCATCGACCGCCTAGCTGCTGTACTAAACCATCAATGGACCGCCGACGCCCTCTGCTGCCTGGTGAAGTTCATCGGCGCGTTGCCAACCAAGAAGCTCGGCATACTCCGGTTTTCACTTGCCATGAGCGCCAATGGGTTGAACCTCGACCTAGGTGCCGCGATGGCTACAGCCGCCTCATCCTGCAACGCCAAGATGGCCGAGATGATGCTCGAACCCGTCATGCACTCCATCGATAAGATCTACAACAAGTACATCGATGAGTTCAAAGACCTCATCTCCCGCGATCGCTGGTCAGATCCGGATGCCTACGACATCGTCATGGAATGCACCCCGGTAGACGAGATATTCGAGCATGCCCTCTCAGCCTTCGAGCGGTACAAGAAGCAGCTCCAAGCCCTTATACGTCGTGCATGGGCACGGCTGGAGGTCAAGAGTCACTTTGGTAATCTTTCGATAAGTATCCTTGCGGATTGTGCCCGGGCGCGGTATTATCTTCGTGTAGTCGATACAATACTGAAGTCTTTGCAACAGGCAAACTTGTGTACCAAGAAGGATGGCACAATGCCAACCGTCGAAGAAACCGAACGTATCATCGATAGGATCACCGCGGGTATGCCCACTCCCATCGACATCGGCGCCGGCGGAGATCCGTACACAACCTTCAACCCCAAGCCCTTCAAGACGTCGCTGGGCTTGGATAGCACGCCCTCAGAACGAATAGACCCAGGCACCGAAAAGGCAGAGCATCGTGTCGCTGATTGCATGCGTAGCGGCCTTACAATGGAACAGATTGCCCGTGCGATGGAGGGTGCCGATGGGACTTCTTAGAAACTTATTCAGGAGACGGCGGCTACCAATGGTCGACGTACAGATCGGCGTGCCGCCCGGTATATCAACCAAGAACGCCAAGGACCCGAAGCTCATCCAGAAGTCCGTTGTCGTCAAGTACGCCAGCTGGCCACACATGCGCTCAGGGTTCCAAGCACCTGAATACGACCTTGCAGAGATTCTACGGGCGGCAGACACTGAATCCTACCTCCGGTTGTCATTTGAAAAGCATGAGGAGCTCATCCTCAAGAACCGTTGGCGCTTCGTAAGCCAAAACACCAGCGTGCTCGGACATGTGCTGAAACGCCTGACCGAGATCAGCTGGTCACAAGACACCCCCCTCGACGTGATAATCGAACGAGGAGTCGAAGACCTGGTAGAGACATCGAACACGTTCTACGTCCTTGCACGGCGCGAGCAGGGCGAACGATACAAGAGCCGCTTCAACCGCAATCTGTACCCGATCAGCGGCATCTTCTCGCCTAACCCCAGCACCATGCAACCCGACATCACCACGGGCACTAAATCGCAGAAGATCACCAAATGGCAACAAGTGGTCGACGGCATCGGACGCCGGGAGTTCAGGCCGCACAACGTCGTTCACATGCCATTTCACCGTAAGAAGGGGAACGTGCTCGGTACTCCTTATGTACTCCCGGTGCTGGATGATGTCGAGGGGCTCCGACGCATCGAAGAGCTCTGTGAGATCCTTGTACATAAACACGCTTACCCCTTCTTCCACGTGCAAGTAGGCACTGAGAAGCAGCCTGCACAGGTGTACGACAACAACCACAGCGAAGTCGATGACATTGCGAGTACCGTGAAGAAGATGCCATTCGAGGGCACACTCGTTACATCGCACCGCTGTGAAGTAACAGCGGTGAGCGCCAAGAATGCCGCTATCGATGCCAAACCCTACCTCGAGTACTACGAAGCTCGAGTGCTCTCCGGCCTCAACCTCTCCGGCCCGGATATCGGGCGTGGTGGGACCGCGAACAGGGCGACGGCACAGACCATGTCAAGAGCCCTGTGCGATCGATGCACCCGCTTCCAATCGTTCTACGCCACACACTTCACCTTCTACATCCTCGATGAACTCGTACGCGAACTGGGCATCGCCCCGCCACCCGAGAACCGCGTGTACCTGATATTCAATACCATCGATACCGAAGAGGCCAGGGCAAGAGATAATCACGCATCGGCGCAATATCAAAGCGGTCTGATAACAGAAACCGACGCTCTAATCGCCATCAACCGCGACCCGATCACGCCCGAACAGCGCAAGGATATGCACTTCGAGCACATTGGCAAGCCCATGGCACTCATCAAGTCCATGGACGAACTGTCGGGGCTTGGCAAGCCCTCTGCAACAGAGAACCGCGAGCAGCCCGAGAACCAGCAGGGTAAGAAAGCGTCCAAACCCAATGTTGCAGTCAACAGCGCTTGGCAACGGTTTGCCGGCTCGTGTGTGCGTTGCATCGACCTCGACCAGGCGTACCAGCCGTTGCTGAACGAGATCTCGACCATGTCCGAACGCTGGCTGGCTGAAGGGCTGAAACTGTATACTGCTCTACCTAACACCGGCGATCGCCTCTACATCGGCACTAACATGTCACGGGCGTTCAACAGGGACGTCCTCAAGCCGCGGCTACAGTCGTTCATGCGCCTGGTGTCCCGGGCGATAGGCGCGGCGCACTCGACCAGCGAAGCCGTCGGCACAATGGAGATTCTACGCCCCTTGTTCGACGAGATCATGTACTCGTTGCAACGTGTAGGGCAGGATTACGGCTTTGCAAGCGTGGCTCAAGTAGAGAAGCACAAGACCATTCGCTGGACGTTGACGGACGTTGCGTGTAAGCAGTGCCGCGAACGTGGCCCGATACAGATATGCCGCTTTGGGCCGTACGACCTCGAACGGCATGAGGCATGCACAAGTGGAGTCGAAGTGTGTGAATAAATCTTACATTCAGGCCAAAATAGTTCTTGACACATGTGCCTTCAAGAGCTTACAAATTAAGTAACCGTACTCGTTTGAGGAGTCAACGATGATTAACGTGCTTCCAGTGTCAAGCCCCGGGCCAATCGGTGACCCCCGGCAAATGACCGTGCACAAGTACTTCCAAATGGTGCAGGCCGACTTGGATCTCCAACAGAAAGCGTTCCACGCCGGCCGAGGCAACTACGAGCAGGAACGAGCCAACGTGAAGCCGCTGGATCCCGACATCCACAACCCAAAGAAGTACCCTGGCGGCTTCCAGCCCGCTACACGCTCGCTTGGAGGAGTGATCCAAATTGGCTAACTACGTGACTTTGTACGATACCTTCAAGATCGCCATTGGCGAGCCCGTAGCGATCAAGCTCGCCGACGGCCACGAGAAGCCGTTCAAACTCGGCTGGCTGATGGACAAAGTCACCCGGCAAACCAGCCAAACACGGATGCTCGCCGAGTTCAATGCCTCCAACAGCGGCACAATCGTCAACGGGCGTGTATACCCCGGCACAAAGGTGCGTGCAAGCGTACGATACTGGCTGTACCCCTACCCGAAACCGCTGGTCGACCGACACCCCTCCGAGGGGCTACTCGGCGGAGATAGCGAGCCAAAGACGCTCGGCCGCGCCCGGAGCGCTACCTTCATCCAAACCATGGAGGAGTCCGTATTCGCCGACGACTGGAAACATCCAGGCGTCGAAGACAAAGGCTCAGGATTCACCCGCGTCGGCACATCCGTGTCCGACAGAGATGCAATCCAAGAGATCATCGACGAACGGTTCCTCACGGTCTCCATGGGCGCACGTAGCCCACTGCTGGCCTGCTCCATCTGCGGCAAGAACTGGGTGATCGACCGCTGCGAGCACCGCCCCGGCGAAGAATACGAGGTAGATGGTGAATCCCGCGGGATGTACCTTGTATCGGGAATGCTGTACTACGACCACTTGGCACGTACCGCCTTCCCGGCACAACCAAACTCGGTTGTACTGGGATACGCACTCGAAGACTCAGACACGCTTTTCAAGCCCGAAGCCTGCGATCGAGCCATGCTCGCGCTGTCTCTAATCGACGACCGCGACGGGATCATGGACATCGTGCTTGGCGAGAAGCGAACACACGATAGCCCAGCCGATAAATGGACCGACAACGACTGGGCCGAGGCGTACATCCTCACCTCGCTGGCCGATAAAGGCCTGCTGGTTGACAGTGCGCTGGACGCGGCAATGCCCATAGTCGAGGCGTTCCGAACCTCCGAACGGAAACCCGACTACGGACACGCACGCTTCCAAATCGGTCCTTGTGGCGCCATACCCCTTCATGACACTCTTACAGCCCAAGCGGCTGCAAAAGTTGCAGATCGGGTCAAGTGCGCCGATGCTTCCTCTTTACGGTCACGCATTTCAGAGTGCATGAACCAAATGGAAGGAGGTTCTTCCATGTCATTAGACCCTGGAAAGGAGTGGGAAGGAGTCGACACGAAAGCCGATGCGCTCACGCCCGAAGAGAGCTTGAACTGGTCGGACTTCGATGGCGACATCATATCCCTCTCGTACGAGGAAGCGGAAGCCGAAGGACACGGAGCGAAGGTCGGCATCCTCGCTATGGACAAGGCGCTCACCGCCAAAGCACGCAATGCTCTACCCGACAGCGCGTTCTGCGGCCCTGGGCGTTCTTTCCCAGCGCATGATGCTGCCCACGTCCGTAACGGCCTTTCCCGGCTGCCTCAGTCCAACTATTCGCCCGAGCAGAAGTCACGCATCCTTGCGTGCCTCAAACGCAAGGCGAAAAGTCTCGGAGTGGATGTCAGCTCGGATAGCCTGAAATACGACGCCTTGTGTGAAGCCTGGGAACGCAAGACTGACGACGTCGACCTCGGCGACCGTAACCCTCCCCCGGAAGACGAAACCGATGCGAACAAGATTCGCAGACTCGAGAAGCAGCTGGACGCCGCCAAGGGCAAGATCCAAGAGCAGGATGGGCAAATCTCCCATCTCGTGGATCAGCTGCAGAACACTCAGGGTAACCTCCGCCGAATGTTGGCGGACAAAGTGGTCGCGTTGAAGGACAAGCTTGGCAAGCTCCCAAAGGAGCCTGACAAGCGCGCCGAATACATCGAGAAGCTCAAGCTTCGCACCACAGACTCCCTGTACGACACCATCAACGACAGCACAGCCGAGGCTGCATCGGCAGACCTTGGATCCGAAGACCAGGTGGATGACCCGACACTCAGCGATGACGACACCAAACCGAAGAAGGGTCCCCCCAAAGCGGGGACCTCCGGCAAGGAACGTGCATCGGCGAAAGTGGCCGAGGTCATGAACAAGTAGCACGGCTGGCAACACCAGCCAAAACTGGAGGACTGAGTCGTGGCGATAGTACCAACACTCAAGGACGCTCGTGGATACGAACGGTCGGGATACCCCGGCTTCCAAGAGATGTCCCAGGGAGTGCGTCCGACCCTAGGCCCCGCCGCTAGGCCCGCCAACTGGCTTCCGGCTCTCCTCGAGGACCGGAAGAACAACGAATGGTTCACCATTCTTGCGGGCACGATCATGGCCATGAACCGTAGCATCAGTGGGACGAGCCTCCTGGTGCCGGCAAATGGCAACGCGGCGATGACCGTCACATACTCCACCAACGACGTGGGCTACACACCCGACATCGATTCGGTAGTGGCCGGCGACGTGGCGTATGTGGCGGCCGCAGGGGACGCGACGCAAACCATCCCGGCGAACAAGCCCATCGGATGGGCATGGACGAACATGTACACCGGCGGCATGGCCGACCGGCTGGTCAATTTCACAATACAGCCCAGGGTGTCAATCCTGTGCGATTACGAGATCGAACTCGCACTGAGGGACGGCACCCGAGCGGGCGCTCTACAGAACTTCGAAGGTGGAGACCTCGTCAAGCCTGGTCTTTGGGGCAACCTGGGTGGTGTGCCTCACCTCTGGGTGAACGGCGTTGACAGCGCCGAGCAGATCTGCGGACGGGTACTCCTTCGAGACACAATTCCTACGGGGGTCAACTCACGTGGCCGGATCGACCTCGTGAAACCCGTCAGGCTGGGGCTTAGCGGCCGGGAATCGGATGGACGGCCGCGACATCTCGACGCGTACATGCTGGGATCGATCGTCGAGAAGGCCACTGACTTCATCCGCGTGAACATCATGATGTAGGAGGGTCTGATATGACGCCGATCGAAGAGGCCGTCAACGCGGCCGTCGACGCTCGCCTGAAGGCCCTCAAAGTGGGGCCTGACACCAACAAGGAACTCACAATCAAGCAATTCACCGACCGAATGGTCGATATGATCCACAAGATCTGGCGGCAGAATGGCTGGACCGACCTCAAGGACCGTGCCCGTTGCAACACCCGCGAGGAACGCGAAGAAGGGCGCATCAAGTTCGGCCAGCTCTGCGATCTGATCGACAAGACAGCCAAGGACTCCAAGATCACCGATGCCATCGAGACGGCAGCTGCACCGATGCTCCTGCCGCAGGTGGTCACACGTATCGTGCAGGAAGCGGCAGAGCCCATCCTGATCGGTACAAGCCTGCTCAAGCGCATCAACTTCTCTGCGGCGGATCAGATCAGATTCCCCGCTGTCGGAGGAGGGATGTGGGCCGAGGATATCCCCGAGGGCGGAGAGTATCCCGAGCAGGTACTCGACTTCGCCGGATACGTGCTGGCGAACATCGGGAAGTCCGGCCTTGCCGTGCGCATCACCGACGAAATGCGCCGCTATGCGATGTTTGACGTCATGACGATGCACATGCAGGCGGGCGGCCGAGCCCTCGCACGTCACAAAGAGAACAAGATCTTCCAGATGCTGTGGGGCAGCGGTGCGACGATCTTCGACAACAGCGGCGGAGCGTCATCGGACGGATTCACGGGTGGCCGTGCGATCAACGCCCTCTACAACAAGACCCTCTCGCTCGACGATCTGCATGTGATGCTCGCACGCATACTGGATCGCGGCTTCCAGCCGAGCATGATCCTGATGAACCCGATGGGCTGGATCATCTTCGCTCGTGACGGCATCATGCGTGCCTTCGGCTTCGCCAACGGCGGGCCGATGTGGCAGGCTGCACAGGGCAAACCTGGTCAGGGACCGAGCACCGGAGGCCTGAATCTTGGGCCGTCGGTGGGACAGGACCCCGACGAGATGAACCCGCAGTCGACGCTGAATACGCCTGTCCCCTCCATATTCCCGACGCCGTTGACGGTCATGGTCTCCCCGTTTGTCCCGTTCAACGAGGCTTCCAAGACCATCGATTTCGCTATCGCAGACTCGAACGAACTCGGAGCGATTGTTGTGGACGAGGATCCCGTCACCGAGACGTGGGACGACCCTCGAAGGGACATCCAGAGCCTCAAGATCCGGGAGCGTTACGGCCTGTGTGTCTTCAACCAGGGAGAGGCCATCGGCTGGGCCAAGGGTATCCGTCTTGCTCGCAACTACGACTGGGAGGACAACCTCTCGGTCATGTGGCAGCTTGGCTCGGGACAACTACCATCGGGCTTCGTGCCCGGCATCTAGACAACACGAGACGAGATTGGGGCCTCCCTTCATAGGGAGGCCCCGCCTCTCTTAGCGAGGCAGCATGAATGAGATCGCAGAGTGTCTGAAAGACACTGAGCACATCGACCACGTCCTTCACCAGACTATCAACCACATCACGCCTGAAGCAGCTTCCAAGGAGATCGTTGCCCTGCTGAGAGCAGGCATAGCGAAGCCTGGCCGGGCATCGAAGCTTCAGGCCACCTACATCCTCGAACGCTGTGCCGAGGCCGTTCATGACATTCGAGATGCATGCCTTGATCCAAAGGAGGAGACAAGGCTGGACATGGTCATGGACCTCGTTGACCAGGGCATCAGCGCGGCAGCGAATCTTGTCGATCCCACTTCCGATGGCAAGTGGCTGGCCAAGTTCGACCAGACGGTTGTGCCTTTCAGAGTCCCCGGGCCGAAGCCCAAGATATCGAAGTTGATACTGCTACCGGAGTAGATGATGGCGCTGCTCATCAATAGCCAACCCACGGATGGAGCTACCGACGTAGCAGTCGGCATATCGTTGCAGTTCACCTTCGACGTGCCACTCGATCGAGACACCGTCAACCAGGCTACCGTAGTGCTTTATCGTGCAGATACGGCGGAGGTCATAGCCTCCGACATATCGCTGAGCACCAACGGCATGGTCATCCTACTGATTCCAAGCCGTGGTCTGCTCGAGGATACCG